TGACGGCGTAAAGGTGAGAAGCGATGAGCAAATTCATCACCCCTCTTGATGCACCACTTAGAGACGATTCAGACGATATCTACGTCCTGAGGTCGCGGCTTGTCTATATGAGTGAAATCGCAGGGATGGTAATTGTGCCGGCTGGATTTCAAACGGACCTTGCCAGCGTTCCGAGATTGCCGTTCACTTATGCTTTTTTCGGCGGCAGGGCGCACAGAGAGGCGGTTCTGCATGATTACCTTTACCGGACTGATTCGGACCCTAACGTGTCATTTATGGATGCAAACAGGGTGTTTTTTGAGGCGATGGCGACACGGGGAAAGCCTGCGTATATCAGTTACCCGATGTTCTGGGGAGTGTGTGCTGGCGGTTATCCATCATATCATAAGCGAGAAGTGAGGGCGGTTCTATGATCGATACCAACACTTTCTTGATCGACTTCATCAACAATAACTGGATGGGCCTCATAATGTTCTATTCCATTATCAAATCAATCTTCCCCAACTCCAAAGTGCTGACGGCAATAGGGGAAGGGGTTTCAAACGTGTTTCCGATGCTGAAAGGTAGGGCGAGTGCAAATATTGGCGGCTATCAGCCTATTGTTGATACTCTTTCCGATCCGCCTAAAGGGGGAAGCGGCTTACCCCCAAAAAAGGAATAACCATGAACGCAGTCCTTGTCACGCCCCCAACAATCTACCCGGTTTCTCTCTCGGAATTGAAGGCCCATCTTCGCCTTGATTCTGGAACCTTTGCCGGGAACATTGACCAAACTCAATCCATCGCGCCCGGCTCTCATGCCATTGCGGATAATTACACGACTCATGTCGGTGCCTGGGTCGAAGTCATCGGCTATGAATCGCTGGTTTCCTTCGCAGCCGGCACAAACGGCGCGACCGGGACCGTGGATGTTAAGATCCAGGAATCAGATGACGGAGTTACCGGAACCGACTGGACCGGGGGTGCATTCACTCAGGTCACGACTGCCAACGATAACGCCACCTACGAAAAAGCCTATACCGGAACAAAACGATATATCCGAACAGTTGCCAAGGTCCTGCTTGCGGCTTGCGAGTTCGGAACGTCGGTTATCAGGTTTGCAGCTACCACGGCGGAAGATGACGCTTTGACGGCGATCCTTTACGCAGCCATTGAGCACATTCAGGACATTACAGGCCGGAAACTGTTGACCCAGAAATGGGATTACTTCCTTCAAGGTTGGCCTTGCGGTGATTTTATCAAGGTGCCCTTCGGGAATCTCCAGAACACGGCAGGCGTTGAACCGGTCATAAGCTGGAAGGATACGGACGGAACGGAAACCACCTTGACCGTGACCACGGATTATCTCGTGGAAACAAACGGCGAATGGTTAGGGAAAATCTTTCTACCCTATGGCGAATCATGGCCATCTGGTACGCTTTACCCGTCAAATCCTATAAAGATAAGATTCACTTGCGGATGGACAGCGGCGGCTGATGTACCGTCTTTGCTGAAAAGCGCAATCCTGTTTTGGGCGGAGAATCTTTATCTGCACGGCGGACGGTCGGCGGAACTGGGGGAACTGGTTAAAAATCTGGTGACGAATTCAAGAATCAGGGATGAGTTTTAGGAAAGGGAAAATATGGACGGTGATCTTTGGTTGTGCGGTCAATACAGGTCGGGGGAATTGCCTAATGTAATATGGGACTTTCAGGGTTTGTTCTCGACAAAAGAAAAGGCAATAGAGGCCTGTGAAAATAGAAACTATTTTATTGTCCCTGTGAAGGTTGACGAAGCTGCGCCTTCGGAGTCAACCGAATGGCCTGGGGTCGAATATCCGGTGAAATAAATGGATGAAACCACTTTCAACATAGCCGAACTTAACGAGCGCGTCACAATCCAGCGCAAAACCGTTGCGGAAAATACCTATGGTGAACCGATCGAAACTTGGGTTGACTTGGCTACCGTTTGGGCGGCTAAGAGGCCGGTGAGGGGCTATAAACGATACCTGGCGCAACAGAATGTTGCCGAAACAGACACGGAATGGATCATAAGGTACAGGACGGACATAAATCCATGTGACCGCCTTGTGAACTGTGGCCGCATCTATGACGTTAACGGTGTCCTGGAAATAGGGCGGCGGGCGTTACTTGAAGTCTATTCCAAGGCGAGGGCTGAATAATGGCAACCAGTGCGCAGTCAAAAGGATTCGGCTTTGAGCTTACCGGGGTAAAGGAATTGACGAGGCTCCTTGACCAGTTGCCGACGGTGGCCATGCGGAAAACAGTTGTGCGGAACGCCCTAAAAAAAGCCGGACAGCCTATTGTCGATGCTGCAAAAGCGACGGTCCCCGTTGATGACGGATATTTACGAGACTCTTTGCAGGTATCAACCAAACTCAAGGACTCGCAGAAACCAAAAGGCAGACGCGACCGGACAACAGTGACGGTTTACGTCGGCAGTTCCGCCCCTCATGCTCACCTTGTGGAGTTCGGGACAGTTGAACGGAAACTTGAAACTCCGCGGGTTGCAAAAATTAAACACGCCTTTGCAATCATCACGACAACAGGCACTATGTCGAAAACTCCTTTTCTCCGGAATGCCTGGGAAGCCATGAAGGGAACGGCTTTAAAGATATTCGCGGAAGAAATGAAAAACGAGCTTTATAAATCGGCGCGGCGGCTGGCCAAACGAGCAGAAACCGGGAAACTGACAAAAACGCAAACCAGAGGATTAATGAAATGATTGGCGCGGCTATCCGTCAGATCCTTATTGCCGATTCAACCGTCAAAGCCATTACGGCACGCTGTTATCCGGTAACATTGCCGCAGAACCCGGAATATCCGCTTATGCTCTATTCTAAGGTAGCCGGGCCGCGGGAACATTCGCTCCAAGGTCCAGTCGGCATGGCAAAGCCCCGTTACCAGATCGAATCATGGGCGTTAACCTATGATGAGGCCAAGGATTTGGCCGCGGCTATCCGTGGGGCATTAGATGGGTATAGAGGAACGGTGTCAGGCTGTGTAATCGGATCATGTTTGATGGTTGGCGAATGGGACAGATATGAATCGGAGGTAAAATGCCACCGGGTCATTACTGATTTTTCAATAATTCACAACGAAACATAAGGAGATGTAACCATGGCTATTGAATCTCAAGGCACTAAAATCGAAATGGGAACCGGATCAGGAGGGGCAAAAACCCTGACGGCAATGACGCTTTCCAATCCCACAGTTTTAACCTGCGCAGGGCACGGTCTCAGTGACGGCGATGTGGTCACGCTGGCAAACTTCGCCGGTGCTGACGCTGCAATCCTGAATAGCCAGGTGTGCGTTATCCGGAGCGTGACAACGAATACTTTTGCGGTGGAGATTGACACCACGGGAAAGACTATTGATGACAACACCGATGCGGCAACGGCAACACCCGTCGCATGGACTGAAATCGGAGAAGTTACTGACTTTTCCGGGCCTGACGGAACGGCATCGGAAATTGACACGACTCACCTTCAGTCAACGGCAAAAGAATTTCTTATGGGCCTGCCCGATGAAGGTAATTTTACTTTTTCGATTAACTGGGCACCGACTGACACCGGGCAGCTTGCAGCAGTGGCAGCACGGAAGGCCAGAGCCGAGAAAAACTTTAAAGTCACATACTCCGATGACAGTACGGCGTCTTTCAAGGGTTATGTCCTGGGCCTTTCCTCTTCAGGCGGAGTTGACGGAAAAGTGGACGGCTCGATCACCATTAGAATCACCGATGAAATAACCTGGGCGTAATATGAATCCAGTAACCGGAGAAAAATCAATAAAAATAATCGGGCAGGATTACACGCTACGCTTTACGTGGCGTGCCCTGTCCGAAATCGAGACCCAGCATGGCGATAGTCCGAATCTGTTTAACCCGGCAGTACTGGCGCACGTCGCCTCATGTGGACTGAGGGACAGACACCCGGAAATGACCGTTGAAAAGATCATGGATCTGTCTCCGCCCCTGGCCCCTTTTGTAAGAGACGTTCAGCAGGCATTGCAATGGGCGTATTTCGGGCCTGACGCAATTCCCAAAGGACCAGAATCAAGCGTAAAAAAAAACAGTCCACTTGGATCATTGCGGCATTTAGGAGCGCGGTTTCTCATGGCGTTTCGCCGTCCGAGTTTTGGGGATTAACGCCATATCTTACCCGCCATGCGATAGCGGCACTACACGACCGGCAGGCTATGGGTGCATGGATGACAGCCAATTTATCACGGGCAAAGAAGATGCCGAAACTGGAACAACTACTCAGTAAGCAAACTCCCGATAAGGCCAGTGTTGGCGACAGGCTGAAATCGGCAATGATGCAGCTTAAGAAGGCATAAAAATGGCTGAAGCTATTGGAGCATTACACGCCACACTGTCCGCCGGTCATGCACAGTTTGCCTCTGACATGCAAAAGGCGAAAAATGCCGTCATAACCAACGCTAAAGGCATGGCGTCGGGCATGGAAACGGCGAAACGCTCTTTCGATAGCAGCTCAAAAAGCCTGATTGATTTCCGCGTCAAGGCTCTCGCCGCGGCAACGGTCGCCGCACTATTGGTAAAAAATGCCGTTAATATAGCCGATGAATACACGCTCCTGGACAACAAACTGAAGCTGGTCACGAAATCATCGTCAGACCTCGCATCGGTTCAGGAAGGATTATATCAACAGGCTTTGCGCTCTCATAGTTCTTATTCATCGTCAGTTGATTTATATGCCCGGTTCGCCAGGGCAACGGAATCACTGGGGACCAGCCAAGAGGAACTACTGCGGATTACCGAGACCATCAACAAGGCGTTTATCGTTTCCGGGGCCACGCAGGAGGAAGCGTCAAACGCAACCATCCAGTTATCTCAGGGCATGGCTTCGGGTGTGCTACGCGGTGAAGAATTCAACTCCATCATGGAGCAAGGTTCACGTATTGCCAAGATGCTTGCGGACTATCTCAATACAGATGTTGGCGGGCTTCGGGCAATGGCCAAAGAGGGGAAAATAACCTCCGAAATCATGGTCAATGCGTTTGCGGCATCGGCGCAAAAGATCGATTCGGAATTTTCCCAGATGCAGCCGACAATCCAGCAATCCATGACGGACCTTAAAACTGTTTTTGGCCGGCTTGTCAGTGACGCAAATAAAGGGGCGGAAGGTACGAAGTCAATCGCCGGGGAAATCGGGAATCTCGCCTCAACCATTGACCAGAACCGCTCCGGGATCATAGAACTATTTACACAGATTATCGCATTGGCCACAGCGGCGACAAAAGCGATAGGCAATATCGGGCAATCACTGCAAGGGTGGGCTGCGGTCAAAACCGGACGTCTTGGGTTTTTCGAGTTTGCCACCATGAACGCCGAGGATCTTAACGGCTGGCTAAAAAAGAACAATACCGAAGCGGCCATTATGAAAAATCTTCAGTCCCAGATTGCGGAAAAGAAGGGCAAAATCGTTGATCTTGAATTGGCAATGAGTGCGCCGGGTGCCGGTTCGATAGATTACAACAAGCGGCTGGTAAGCAATCTGAAGTCAGAAATAGCGTCGCTGGAAAAGGATCTTGGAAAAAGGCAAGCGGCAGGCGAAACCACTGCTAAACCAACGGGCGGCACGGGAACAAAGAAAGGCGTTGCGCCCTCCAAAGCAGGCGGATCAAAAGGATCAAAAGGGAAATCCTCTTCAGACGTTATTTCCTCACTTGAAAAAGAGCGTGACCTGATCGGCAAAGTAACCACTGAGGAAAAGACAAAATGGGAAGTCGAAAACGGGTCATACAAAAACTTTACGGCTCAGCAGAAAGAAAAAATCATCCTGCTTGCCAAAGAGATTGATGTTTTATCTCAGGGTAAAATCGGAGATGAAGCAGCCAAGGAAATGCAGAAGGAGCTTGATCTTGCCAGAGCTACCACTGAAGAATCAAGGATAAAATGGGAAACCGAGAAGGGAATCTATAAAGACCTTGCCCCGG